CGGCGGTACGTTCCATAATGGAATTACAGTTTCCATGGTTGACGTTGGTGCTCACCAACGTGTAACCGTCACACCTTCAGCAGGACAACTTCTAACTGTAGACACCACTAGTGGTGCTGATTCAAATAGAACTGCTGCTACATATACTATCGGTGCTTCGGACTACACCGCAACTGGTTCTGGTACTGGTGCTACTTTCTCCATCGTAGTTGATAATAGTGGCGGTGCTACAGTCACTGTTGTGTCTGGTGGTTCTGGTTATGCAGTTGATGACACAATCACTGTTGCCGATGCTCAACTCGGTGGTGGCGGCGGTGCTGCTTTAACATTTGATGTTGCTACAGTTGGTGCTGATCTTCCAGCCGCTGGTAAATATATCAAGTGGGCAAGTGGTTCTAACACCTACGAAGGTACTGTTTACAAGAATGATGGTACTGACTCTATCGATGTTACCCTTTGGGATACAACTAAGAGACTCAGTGCAACATCTGTAATTCAGGACAACACAGGTACTACGATTGCTACTGCTACTGCAATTGAGAGTAATGATCTCTATTCAACTTTAGAGTATGCAACTGGTAAAAAGTGGGTATCGATTGCTCCACAACCAGGAACTTCCCCATTCGTTAAGTCTCGTGGTGGTAAGTTCGACGAATTCCACATTGTCCTAGTTGACACTGATGGTAATGTAACTGGTAACCCAGGTACACTAATCGAATCGTTCACATATCTGTCTAAAGCATCTGATGCTAAGAGTACAGAAGGTGACGTTAAGTTCTGGAAGAAAGTTATCGAATTAGGTTCTTCTTACATCTATGGTGGAGATAGAACTCTAACTCAAGCTTCCGATCGTATCCAACCAGAAAATAGTTCTGGTGTTTCATCCAGTGGTGCAATTGGTAACAATGCTGCTAACACAGTATTCCCAATTCTTAATAAAGTAGTTGCAAGAAAACTTGCAAGTGGTGCTGACTATGATTGGTCAGGTTCCGCATCTGCAATCCAAAGTCAAGTCGAATCTTCTTACGATCTAGTTTTAGATCCTGAAGAGTTTGCTGACATTGACTTCTTGGTTCCAGGTAAGATCACTGCTGCTGGTGCTACAAAACTAATCAGTGTTGCAGAATCTAGAAGAGATTGTATTGCTGTTGTTTCTCCACAGAGAAGTGACGTAATCAACTCTAATACTTCTACTAAGAAGACTGATGCAATCATCGACTTCTTCAATACGCTCGCAAGTAGTTCCTACGCTATTTTCGATTCTGGATATAAGTACGTTTACGATAAGTACAACGATACTTACCGTTATCTCCCTTGTGCGGCTGATGTTGCAGGTCTCTGCATCAACACCACAATCAATTCCGAGACATGGTTCTCCCCTGCTGGTTACAACAGAGGAAACCTGAGAAATGCAACTAAACTTGCATATTCTCCAAAACAGTCTGAGAGAGATAGACTCTACACTGCAAGAATCAACCCTGTTGTTTCTTTCCCAGGTCAGGGTATCGTCCTCTTCGGTGATAAGACTGCACTTTCTTCTCCATCTGCTTTCGATCGTATCAACGTTCGTCGCTTGTTCATCGAACTGGAGAAAAACATCGCTAGATTCTCGAAATTCCAATTATTTGAGATCAACGATGAAATCACACGCGCTGGATTCAAAGGTGCTTGTGATCCATATCTGAGAAATGTTCAGGGAAGAAGAGGTATCTACGACTTCTTGGTCGTTTGTGATGACTCTAACAACACTCCCGATGTCATTGACCGTAACGAGTTCCAGGCTGAGATTTACATCAAACCTGCAAGGTCGATCAACTTCATCACGATCACCTTCGTTGCCACTAGAACGGGTGTTTCTTTCAATGAATTAATTGGTTGATTTTAATAAATAACACACGGAGCTAAAAGAAAATGGCAAAAGGCATTTCAGAGTTTAAATCAAAACTAACTAGAGGGGGCGCACGCCCCAATCTATTCTTGGTGAGACTCAACTTCCCCAACCTCGCTGGGGTTGTTGATATCGGTTCGGATTCTTCCAAGACCGCAACAGAAACTTCCGAGTTTCTTGTTAAGACCGCACAGATCCCCGCATCTAGTGTTGGTGTAATCGAAGTACCTTACAGAGGTAGAATGCTCAAGGTTGCTGGTGACAGAACCTTTGAACCATGGTCGGTAACTGTTGTTAACGACGGTGATTTTAACATCCGTAAGGCATTCGAGAAGTGGTCTCGTGGAATCAATGCTCACACCGAAAACGTTGCCCAATTGGGTTACGGTGCTGACGGTGGTGAGACATATTGTAGAGATATGACGGTTTATCAACTAAGCCGTGACGGAATCAAACCTTCCAAAACACCTCAGAACATTGAAGCTCCTGGGGTCGATGGTATGGATGTTGTCCGTGCATATCGCTTCTACGATTCCTGGCCATCCGCAATTTCTGCAATCGATCTTTCTTACGAGTCGAATGATCAGATTGAAGAGTTTACAGTTGAATTCCAGTTCAACTACTTTGAAGTTACAAAGAACTCTTTACAGAACTGATAAATAGTATTGATATAGAAATACTATTACAAGATGGCTGAACTATTTGGATTTTCTATCGAGGCTAGAAAAAAGCAGGGGAAGGTATATTCCCCTGCTCCTCCAGATAGTGATGACGGCACCTCAGCAGTAGCTGCAGGTGCCTATTTTGGTCAATACCTAGACCTCGATGGCGTAGGAAGACATCAAAACGATTTTGAGTTTATCCGTAAATATAGGGAGATTGCGCTACATCCCGAGACTGATTCCGCGATTGATGACATCATCAATGAATCAATCAGTAGCGACTTAGATTACGCACCTGTAGAGATTGAACTGTCAAATCTCTCAGCAAGCGACAAGATTAAGAAATCTATCCGCGACGAGTTTAAGCATATCATTCGTCTGTTAGATTTTGATAAAAGAGCACACCAGATTTTCCGTCGTTGGTATATTGACGGTAGAATCTTCTATCATAAACTCATTGACTTTGAAAAACCAGAGGAAGGTATCAAAGAACTGAGATATGTTGATGCTCTTAAAATCAAAAGAGTAAGAGAAGTCAAGAAAGAAAAACTCAGAGGAGTAGAACTCGAAGCGGGTTTAAAACTTGATTACGGTGAAACTGTAGACTATTACGTTTACTTCCCAAAAGGTTATAAGGGTAGTGACAACCAAGGAGTTAAGATTGCCGCAGATGCAATCGCATATGTTCCTTCGGGTGTCATGGACCATAACCGTAATATGGTTCTGTCTTACCTTCACAAAGCAATTAAGTCTGTCAATCAGTTAAGAATGATTGAAGACTCTCTAGTCATCTATAGAATTTCTAGAGCACCTGAACGTAGAATTTTCTACATTGATGTTGGTAACCTGCCTAAGATGAAAGCGGAACAATATCTCCGCGAAGTCATGGGTCGTTATCGTAATAAACTAGTCTATGATTCTTCGACTGGTGAAATGAGAGATGACCGCAAGCATATGAGTATGCTTGAAGACTTCTGGTTGCCTCGTAGAGAAGGTGGACGTGGTACTGAAATCACAACACTTCCAGGTGGACAGAACTTAGGTGAACTAGAAGACGTTAAGTATTTCCAGAAGAAACTCTATAAGTCTCTGAACATTCCACTCTCAAGATTAGAATCCGAATCTTCTTTCACTATCGGTCGTTCTAATGAGATTACTCGCGACGAACTGAAGTTTGCAAAGTTTGTTGGTCGTCTCCGTAAGCGTTTTTCGGAACTGTTCCATGATATCCTAAAGACACAACTCATTCTTAAGGGTATTGTTACTCCTGAAGACTGGGATGAATTAAAAGAAGATATCCAATATGATTTCATCTTCGATAATCACTTCACTGAACTGAAGGAAATGGAGATGTTGACTGAGCGTATCAACGCTGTTAACCTCTGTGAACCATTCCTTGGTAAGTACTATTCCGTTGATTATGTCCGCAGACAGATCTTGAAACAGACGGAGGATGAAATCGAAGAGATTGATGCCCAAATCGCAAAGGAAAAAGAGATGGGTATTATCCAAGATCCAATGGCAGCAATGGATGCCATGGGCGGAGAAGAAGGTGCGGTGGAAGGAGAAGCCCCGCCTGAAGGTGGTGGAGGTGGAGATTTAGATTCCGCATTCTCCTCCATGATTTCCCCTGACGACTACGGTAAGGGTAATATTTGATAAATAATATTTGTAATACATAATATTTGGTATGGAAACTGAAGTTGATCAACCCGTCAGTAGCGTGATTGACGATATTCTGAATAAGGATCACGTCAACGCAAATGAAAAAATTTATAATGCACTCTACGGGAAGAGCGCTGAATACATTACTGCGAGAAAAGCTCAAGTTGCAAAGACCATGTTCAATGGTCCTGATCAAGAGCAACCCGATGTGGATGCTTATGATGAGGTAGAACCCATTGTTCAGGTTGATGACAGTGAAGAAACTGAAGCTACTACTGAAGAACAACCAGAAGAACAACCATGAAACTCATTGCAGAAAACAACGGCAAGAAAAATCATTTCATTGAGGGTATCTTTCTCCAAGCGGAATTAAAAAATCGCAATGGGAGAATGTATCCCATTTCGACTCTGCAAAGAGAAGTTGCTAATTACAACGAAAGTTATGTTAGCAAGGGTCGCGCTCTTGGTGAACTCGGTCACCCTGATGGGCCTTCCATCAACCTAGATAGAGTATCCCATAAAATTGTTTCATTAGAACAAAAGGGTAATAATTTCATCGGTAAAGCTAAACTTTTAGAAACCCCTATGGGGAGAATTGCCAAAAATCTTCTTGAAGAAGGTGTAAAACTTGGTGTTTCATCTAGAGGTCTTGGCTCGATTGAGAGAAGAGGTGACACGAATGTCGTTAAAGACGACTTCATGTTGTCCACTGCTGCGGACATTGTTGCCGATCCATCCGCTCCAGATGCTTTCGTTGAAGGTATCATGGAGGGTAGAGAATGGGTTTGGAATAACGGTCTCTGGAAAGAGTCTGATATTGCCGCTGTTAAAGAGTCTATTGATAACTCATCGGTGAACGAACTTACGGAAAAGAAACTCAAAGCTTTTGAGAATTTACTCCGTAACTTCCAAGTCTGATAAATATTATAAGAAAATACTACACTTTCCAAGAGGATTTTCCAATGTCTGTTGAAAAAGAGATCGAAACTCTAGAAGAGCAGAATCCAGTAACTGCAAATGCAACCGCTGGTGACAAAGCTCCTAAAAAACTAGAAGGTGAGACTCCAGGTAACTCCACTTCCGCCGCGGATTTGGGTGGACCTGTCGTCAAACCTGATGACACCGCCTCCATCGGCAAAAAAGCTGCCGCTGCTCAGGCACATGAGGGTGATAAATCCCTCAAGACCAAACCTTCCGCCGCTTCCGCAAAAATGGAAGAGACTGAAGTAGAAGAAGAAGTCGTCGCTGAGAAGACTGAAATCGAAGTTGATGTTAAGGCTGATGTTGAAGCCCTACTCAACGGAGAAGAGTTTTCCGAGGACTTCAAATTTAAGGCTGCCACAATCTTTGAAGCCGCTGTAAAGGCCAAGGTTGTTGAGCAAGTCGAAAAGTTTGAGAGTGTTTACGAAGAGAAACTTGCAGCTGCAACTGCAGAACTCAAAGAGTCCATGGAGACTCGCGTTGACGCTCATCTAGATTATGTTTCCGAACAGTGGGTCAAAGAGAACCAACTCGCCATTGATTCGGGTCTTCGCAATGAAATCACTGAAGAGTTCATCACTGGTTTGAAGAACCTCTTCACTGAAAGCTATATTGAAATTCCAGATGACAAATACGATGTGCTCGAAGGTATGACCTCCGAGCTTGATGAAATGGAAACAAAACTCAATGAACAAATCGAGACTAACGTTGAGCTAAACAAGAAACTCGGAACTTATATCAAAAATGGAATCGTAAGTGACGTATCCGAAGGTCTTGCTCATACACAGAAAGAAAAGTTCGCCTCCTTGACCGAAGGTGTTGAGTTTGATAGTGAAGAATCTTTCCGCGAAAAAGTTGAGACCATTAAGGAAAATTATTTCCCTAAGTCTCAGATCGCACACACTGAAGATCTGGTAGAAGAAAAACAGGAAGATCTCGTCGAAGGACCAATGGCCGCCTACAAGGCAGCGATTGATCGTTGGAAATGATCTCCGCATAAATAATTACGGATTCCTAACTTAACACACTACAAGGAGTTACAGAAAAATGTACAATTCGGAAAAACTTCAGGAGAAGTGGACTCCCATTTTGGAGCACAACGGCCTGGAAGACATCAAAGATAATCATAGAAAAGCCGTAACGGCTATTCTTCTCGAAAACCAAGAGAAATTCCTCCGCGAAGAGCGTTCCCTCCTTTATGAGGATCCAACCAACTCTGCAGGTACTGGTGGTTTCTCTGGTAGCGCCGCTGGTGCTGGTCCTGTTGCTGGTTTCGACCCAGTTCTGATCAGCCTCATCCGTCGTTCTATGCCTAAGTTGATGGCATATGACATTGCTGGTGTTCAGCCAATGTCTGGTCCTACTGGTCTAATCTTCGCAATGCGTGCCCACCGTGGTACTGACCGCGATGGTAACGGTGCGACCCCTAACGTATTCAACAACGAAGCCTTCTTCAACGAGACTCCTTCTGGTTTCTCTGCTGGTGGTGGTGCTTACAGTGCTGCAACTGGTGAGACTGCAACTAACCCTGCTGTTCTTAACGCTGCTTCCCCAGGTAACTATGCCGCCGTCGGTGGTATGAACACCGCTACCCTTGAGGGTCTTGGTGACAACACTGGTGCTTTCCGCGAGATGTCCTTCTCGATCGAGAAAGTCACTGTAGAAGCAAAAGCCCGTGCGCTGAAAGCTGAGTACAGTCTCGAACTCGCTCAGGACCTGAAAGCAATTCATGGTCTTGATGCTGAGACTGAACTTGCCAACATCCTCTCGACTGAGGTTCTTGCTGAGATCAACCGTGAAGTCGTCCGTACCATCTACACCGTTGCTAAGCCTGGTGCTCAGAACAACGTTGCTAACGCTGGTTCGTTTGACCTCGACGTTGACTCCAACGGTCGCTGGAGTGTTGAGAAGTTCAAGGGTCTGATTTATCAGATCGAAAGAGACGCCAACGCAATCGGCCAAGAGACTCGTAGAGGAAAGGGTAACTTCATCGTCTGCTCTGCTGACGTTGCTTCTGCCCTCAACATGGCTGGTGTACTTGATTACACCCCTGCACTTTCTACTTCGGGTGCTCCTGACGACACCGAGTCCACCCTTGCTGGTGTTCTTAACGGTCGTATCAAGGTCTACGTTGATCCTTACTCTGCTAACATCGCAGACGATCACTACTACGTCATGGGTTATAAGGGTTCTTCTGCTTATGATGCAGGTCTCTTCTACTGCCCATATGTTCCTCTCCAAATGGTTCGTTCCATCGGTCAGGACACCTTCCAACCTAAGATCGGCTTTAAGACTCGTTACGGTATGGTTGCTAACCCATTCGCTGGTGGCACCACTCAGCGCTCCGGCGCCCTCACCGCTAACGATAACGTCTACTATCGTCGTACTCGCGTTCTCAACCTCATGTGATCCATTTTCACAAGGTTATACTGGAGGGTCTTCGGACCCTCTTTTTTTGTCTAAATAGTTAGAAAAACTACCCATGGCTGCAAATTTTATTGACAATCCAAACTGTCCGCAGAATTTTCTGTCTGGCGTTGGATTTCAATTTCAATTAACAAAGTATCCATTAGTAGCTTTTTACTGTCAATCTGCTAACGTTCCGAGTTTAAATTTAGCAAACACAGTACAAGCAACCAGAATGAATTACATCCCACATCCAGGGGATGAAGTTAATTTTGGAGATTTGCAATTAAGATTTTTGGTAGATGAGAAGTTAAAAAATTATTCTGCAATTCATAACTGGATTCGTGGATTGGGTCATCCAGAATCGGGTAATGATTATAATGAATATTTGGTAGGTGAAGACTATGATGAAAAGACTTATTCCGATGGTACTCTTTTCATTCTTGACTCTAACTTCAGAAGAAAATTTGCTGTAAAATTCAAGGATCTATTCCCAGTTACATTAAGTGATCTGACATTTGATTCCACATATACAGACACAGAATATTTTGCTGCGGATGTAACCTTTAAGTATACCATTTACGAAATTGAAGATCTAGAAACATCCACAAAACTATCTACAATTACTGCACCATCGGTATCTCTGACTGCAACTAATGATTCTCCTGCATTAAATGAATCTCTGGTTCTAAATTATTTTTCATCTAATGCTAGATTCCTGACAATCGATAATAACATTGGTGTTGTAAATCCAAACGATGGTACGATTACTATCGATTATCCAGATCTAAAAGCAAAGGCAGCCGCAACTGGATCACAGGATAGTATTACATTTACAATTACTGCAACAGGTTTTAATGGTGCATCTGTAACAGATTCTGTTGCAATTACTCTTGCTGGTGAGACACAATCTACTAGTGTGAATAGAGTTTGTATTGCAATTATTGATGAATCAGATTCACAAAATTTCAATACTATGGCTACTAGGTGGGCACAGTTTAGAGCAAATTATCCCGACAGAACTTTCTATTTACTAAGACCACATATGGGCGCAAGTGATGATTCTATTACTAGACTAAGATGTCCTCCACAGTTCTTGGAAGAATCTGATCCAAACACTATTGATGTCTAATAAATACTAATAAAAGTGTGAGTTCATGTCCACATATTCAAATCCTATACCAGTAGGAAATGGTACTGTAAGTACATTTTTTACATCATATCCACCTGTACAGGGAAATATTGGCACTAACCCTGCTGGTTGGACATTTCGTTCTGGATATGTTGCACCATTTAGAAGTTTTGATCAACAACTAGTTAATGCAAGTTGGAACTTGGGTCCATACTGTAGGAAGTTGGATGGTACTTCTGGACGAATTGTTTTGGATCAATCAACTGCAGATATTGGTTTTGCTACTCAGTGTTGGTACGATTATCCTAGAACACCACTAGAACCATATGAAGAGAATAGTGAGTGGTGGGCTAAGTGCGGAAAGGTAAGAATTCAAGCCAGAGATCAAATGACTTCTGGTAACCCATGGATAACAGTTGAGGTTGCAATCAGTAATTATCAAAGTTCTTCCATTAACCTATTTGAACCACCAACATATTTTGGATTATTTTTA